AGTGATGGTAGCGCCACTTGCTAAGCGTTGCTGAAACAACGCAAGCACTAACCCATTTGCAGATGGCGTAATAGACGCCGTGGTAAAAGAACTTGCTGCGACTGCACTTCCATTGGCGGTAAGATTTGATGCGGTGAGTGCCATAGACTATCCTTCTCGCTATGGGTTTATGCTTCAAAAATAATATAACAATATGCGTTCACTGTAGCTGGCATGGTGACTCGAATACGTGCAAACTTTCCGGCCTGTATGATGGGTTCATTTCCCAAAGGAAATTGTTTCTCATACTGATTTGTCGGGGCGATGAGCTTCGGGGAATCCAGATTTCTAATTGCAGTAATAGTTCCTTCGGCTGATGCTGTAAACCCTGTATTAGCTGTACCTAGGGTTATTAAAGCAGTATCTGCGGCAGGTCCTCCAGGGTTATTTACTCTTGTAATATCTGCAGTGTTCGATGTTGTTACGGTAGCGGCGACGTCTGTTTCAATAAGTTCAATTTGACCTGGTGTAGCTGATGCTGAACCATCAAATGAAATACCCCATTCTTTAATTTTTAAATCTATTCCTGTTTTCGGAGAAAGTTGAAGAAGAGTTTTAATAGTCGTTCCTGTAGCGACTTTAACAAATGCTGCTGTAGTCGGCATCAGACCGTTTGCGATTGAGTATATAGCTGCCATAGTTTCCTTTCAAAGAATACCTAGTTTTAGATCGTAATAATTCCTCTTCGTATACAATTTTGATTCACTTTAAACTTTTCCAGATCAAACTTATTAACTCGTACATCATTCGTTCGAAGATCTACATTGATGTAGACAACTTCTTGTCTTTTTAAATCTATTCCCGCGAGTACCTGATGAGTTCGTGTAGGCTTCATATCAACAGCGGATGAAATGACACCACTTATTGACAAAATAGTAGAGGTTGCTTGATAGGCGCAATAAAATAAATCATACGATCCTAATGAAATTTTTACTGGCTGAATATTACGAAATGAGGGACACACAAGCTGAATTGATGAAATACCTTTGTCTACTACAGAATCCCACGATACCCATTCACTTTCTTGAATAGTGGTACCATCACCAAAATGTACAATAAACATAGTCCCTTTCTGATCACAAGCATGTGTGACAGAAAATTATATTTATAACGTTGTTTTCATTTCTTCGCGTACTGTTCCTACATACTCAGGATTATTTGCTCTATCCGGATCTGTTACAAATGTTTCAGCAAGTTTTGCATTGACTAATATTTCTAAAAGGTGAGCTTTTTTGCATGTCTCACAATAGAACCATATTTTATCGCTGCCTTCTTGATGATCCTTTACTGCATAAAGAGGTTGAATTTCTCCACCACTTGATTCGCAGACATCCATTGCAACAGGCATGAGAGAGCATCCTAGGACGTCATACTCACAGATAAGTCCATTTTCTAAAAGACCAGCGATGTTTGGGAGTATTGTAGGTTCCATAAAATCCTTATGTTGTTACCCAAAGTTCTTGAACGTTTGCCGTTGAAGAAGAAGGTAGCGTATATTTGTAAGTTCCTGCAATTGTTCCTGTATTCACAAAGCGAACCCCGTTTGTTCCTGGAACAAAATTCGTCCATGTTGGTGCTGCATCACTGCCCCCGTCGTTATACGAGTACGTGAGTGTTGGAGCTGATCCCGTGTACTGATATTGAACTTGTAAGAGGATATTTTGGCTCGATGAACTTGGTACTGCAGAGTCACTTGCAAACTCAGCGGTCATGTTGAACCGAACTGCTGCTGTAGTATTCACTGTAGGAATATTTGCACCTAATGAACCATCTGCGATGTTGTCTGTGAATGTAGTTGTTGAGTTGTCTGCAATTGTTCCTACAAACTTTTCAGTTCCTACACCACCCGCTGCCAGAGTTCTATAGATATTTCTTTTTGTAGTTCCAGCTGGTCCGACTGGCACACTTGTAAGTGAACCCTGTTGACTCGTTAGCGTAGTCGTACCTGTCTCAGATGTACCCGCACCTGTTTCACCTAAATTTTGAGTTGTTCCATTTACAAAAGTCACTGCATACCGATACACGCCATTCGGATTTCCTGCGGCACCTGCAACTGCTGTTGGAGCAGTTGATGGGGCTGTTATTAATGTAGGAGTTGTAGGATCTGTAACGTAGTTTGTTGTTCCCTTCATTCTATTAGGGTTTGCTGATCCACCAGTTGCTGTGCCTGGGAGCCATGTAGAAGTTGAAGCCGCTGAAGTGGTAGAAACGAGAGCGTATTCAGGTTTGTTTGAGTTCCCTGCGGTTCCTACAAATGCCTCTTTTGTCGTTGTAGCACCTGCGGCATCTACTGCCGGAAATGTTGAACCGTTATCCCACATTTGAAATTGTGGAGCTGATGAAAGATTTTGACTAAATGATAAACGAAAAACGTTCATTGCAGTCGAAACATTGCCTCCGCCGATTGCTTTAGATGGTATTGCCATATGTTCCTTTCAAAGATACCTTGAAATCAGATTATTTTCTGAATGAGTATATGAATAACTTGTCAAGTTTTAAGAGACTTCAGGGATAGTATTGAGAAATCCCCAAGAGGTAAACGGAATAGTTATTTCATTTACTGAAAAGAAGTCGCCGACTATTTTCGGGTTTGAGTGTTCAAAGTCATCGAAAATAACATCAATGTTTTTTGTTTTACACACAATTCCTTTAAACATTCCAACAGGCATAGAACTGTATTCTTCACTCTTTGAAATATAGAAGTCAGGAGAAAACCCAATTGAAGAGAGAAACTTTTTATTCTCATCATCATAGGCACTTGGTCGTGCTGTGAGAATGCCAACTTGATGTCCTTGTTTTTGGAAGGCTTCAAATAAAACTTTGAAGAAATCAGGAAATGCTAATATAGTGTAGTCTAGGTCAACTGCGATTGTTTTGTACTCTTTGCTCATGTCGGAATACTACCCGAATGCTGTCAAATATTTTTATCAATGAGCTGAATCAGTTTTTGTGCTTGAATTTCCCAAGTCCAATATTTTTTAAGTCTCTCCGCAGCCCTCTTGCCCATTTGTTGCGCTTTCTCTCTATTTGAATACGTCCACCGCATGAGTTCTCGAAGATGTCCGTAATCAGGTTCTGCCCATTCCCCTATAGATTCACCCTCTGCTAAGTCATTTTTATAAATAGTTTTAAATGAGTAATCAGCTTCTTTAAGTGTGTAGTGTAATGCGAGAGTATCGGATTGATCGATAAAATCATGTGGTCCGCTCCAGTCCGTGACGATAGTCGGAAGTCCTGAAGCCATAGCTTCAAAGGGGGTTAAACCAAAACCTTCCCCACGTGTAGGAAACACAAAGCAGTCAGCGCGAAACAAAAGCTGTTGCAATTGAGTACGATCATATGTCGCCGATATGGTCTCTATTTTTTCGTCATGTGTAATGGGAAAGAAAGGGTGAACGTTCTTTAAAATTAAATGAACATCTTCAGGTTTCTCATTTTTAAATTCATCTTCAAAGGCCCGTAAGAGTACATCGGTTCCTTTACGAGAAGAAAGTTGACAATAATGTAAAAAAGTAAATGTCTCTCGTATCGGTCTATTCAAGTCATAAAAGTAGTTTGTATCAATTCCATGGTGATAGACATCAATTGGTGGTGTAACCCCTTGTGATTTCCATAAGGGGACCATCCAAGAGGAAGGAACTAATACATGCTCAGCTTTATTCAATCTCTCTACCCACATGCGAGGTATCTTATTTGTTTCAAACATGGTGTATATCCAGCGGCGTTGTGTGATTGAATTTTGAAACCCTAAAGGTTGGCAGTGTTGAATTTCTAAACAATCTGGGTAAATAATTCTATTCAGGGATAACTTTGCGCTCTCGTCAACCATTTCCCCGCCCCAGTTCCATTCACTTGAGAGAGACTTGGGGTTATACACATCGATTCCAAGCTTTTGCAAATGAAGTGTTGTATTTTCCGCTACCATTCCGTAGCCGTTTGCTGAGGAAAGATTAGAGCACCAGACGAGCTTTTTTTCTTGCGTCCATGATTCTTTTCTAAATGGCACAACGTGATCTAAATCGATGGTGAAATCACTCGTCATTTTACGCGTATATGAGTATGCGTCCGCATCAGTCATCATTCCCACATGATCTCGAAAGAGTACTTCACCTGAAGGTGTATAAATTAATCTATTTTGATATTTCGGATCAGTTGCGCGGTACATCTTTTATTTCCAATAGTTCACATCATATGTTTCATTATTAAAGGGGTGCTTCCAGTACACTTTTTTCATTTCATCTACTTCATTGACTACACCATGTCCCCACTTCCGCTCAAAATACATTCTATTTTTATCAAACAATGGTGGCATCACAATGCGAAATACAGGATCTGCATTAATTGTTTGTGAACCAAAGTGGTAAAAGAGTGCCCCACCGTAGCAATACGCCTTATTGTCTGTCAAGGCAATGCGCGCGTGCATATCTGAATCTTCAAAATATGCTGGTACGAGGTTTTCATCAAAGAGCCCCATTTTTTGTATAAATGTTTTGTGCACCATATAACAACTGAAATTCGGATGTTCAGAGAAATTTTCATCAGTATTTTCAAGAATTTGAAGATTATCCAGGTCATGTTTTTCACCAGCGGACCAGAGTACAGCTTCCTGATGTGCTTCTGCGAATGCTACGAGCCTTGAGATACAGTCATGGCGCAGCACTATGTCCGTATTTATGACAAGAATATATTCACAGCCATCTTCTATTGCAGTTTTGATACCAATATTCCACCCACTGGCTACACTTTGAGGGTCTTTTCCTTGAAGATGCACGGCATTAAGTGAAATCTCAGGTGCAAATTCTTGGAATATTCGATTATTCACCGCATACATTTGTATTTCATGCTCTGAAGAGTGAATACTTTTTATCGCTTGATTAATTAAGTCTCTATGATGAGCACACGTGGAATAGATAGGGAAAGTAACACCTATTTTCATACAGTTTTTCTTTTCACAATAAGGCTATTTGCAATCTGAAGAGTTTCAAATCCGGACGTATCCTCATCCACCGCTTGTCTTACACCTTCCCAACTACTCACATAGTCATGCCAAAGAACAATTCCATTTGGTTTTACTTTTTGTAACCAGAGCGCATTATCTTCTTTGACGCCAGAGTAATCATGGTCTCCGTCTATAAAGAGCAAATCTACTTCTTTTGTATAAAGTAGTGATGCTTCAGCTGACTTCATTTTTAAAAGAGTATATTTCGCCTGAACATTCCTCATATTCTTTAAAAATTCTTCATACACATCTGTGACATTAGGTGCGCCCGTAACGAAATGATCAATACACGTGAAGTCGCTCTCAGTGTCACGGGCTATTTGAGCTAAGATAGACGACGACCTTCCACAATAAGACCCTATTTCAACAAACACCGCAGGTAAAAAGATTGAGGTAGCATAAGAATACAACGTTTCAGCCTCTTGAAAACTAAAAGCTCCATAGATAGACAAAGCATCAGTTAAGATATCTTGTTTTGATTTCATTCGGTCCCTTTCCTTTCAGATGGTGTAAATGTTGAGTAGATAGTGTTTCGATGGTCATAGAGCGTCTCAGGGATACAACCGACAGGGCTTGTTATGACACTGGCTACCTTATTAAAGAAAATACCATCTGAGTGACTACAAGAACTCACATCAGGATCTTCTGGGAAATAGGGATATGTTATTTTTTCAAACAGAGTCATGCGCATCATGACTTGACCACCATCTACTCGACAATCCATATTCTCACCTGGTTGAATTTGAGCATCTGCTATGAGCGGTGAGGTTGAGACTCTAGAACCGTCAGAGTGTGTAACTGTTCGGGATTGAGAACATCTAACCATCTCACATTCAGAATGTTCGTCAAGATACCCCGCCATCTTTTCTATAAACTCAGGATGATAAACGTCATCATCATAGAATGTTGCAAGATATTTCCCGCGTACTAACCCATTCTCAATCGCAAAGTTGGTCCAGTGAGAGATAGGGCAGTAGATCTTTCGTGCATCTGCTTTTTCCCCTGTAAAATACCATTCAAAGCCTGTTTTTTGTATTACTTGCTCATGTGTAAAGCGAAGAATTAATACAGTCTCGTTTTGTGTTTCTTTCGGTTCATTAATCCATGCACCACTATCGATAATCACAACTTGAACATCATTTAAGCGAGTTTGATTATTGATGCTTTGAATTGCAGCCTCAAGAGTAGGTTTCATATGAGACATCAAAAGGATCGTTACCGTAGGCTCTAGTACTTTCATTCGTTCTCCTTGTACCAAAGAAATGTTTTTTTAATTCCTTCTTTGAGGGATGTTTGAGCGGACCATCCTAGTGCTTCTAAGGCTTCGGGATGACACACACGTTTCTCGACTTGTTCAGTTTGATTAATCTCATACACTAATTTATTCGAAAGAGTCCCGATGATTTCAGCGACATCTAAAACAGTGTGAGATTTCTTTGTTCCTACCTCATATAGTTCTTCATTTCCCTGAACCATAATTGTTTGAAGTGCATTTACTGCATCATCAATATAGAGAAATGAACGCATATCTGATCCATGCGCAACATGAAAAGCTTTTTTACTTAATGATCTCTGAATCAATGCTCTAACGACTGTGTCATGTGTCATACCTTGACCGTACACGTGCGAAAGTCGTGCTGTTGAATGACGAATATTGGAATGTTTCAGCATGTCCTCACACGCTCTTTTTGACTGAGCATAGGCCCAACGAGCTTCTGATGAAGGATACTGTGGGATGTAACCAACTTCGATTGATGAGGCAAATACTATTTTTGTTTTTGTTTTACGAAATTGTTCTATAAGATTTCTCGTTATGATAATGTTTTGATTCAGTGTGTCATACGGGTTACTCACGATTGTTTTTGAGCCAAATGCTCCGGCAAGATGATAGACCTCAGAAGTTAAGGGAACGTTCATATGGGCTATGTCCGCAAACACATAGGACACATTTTTAAAGTCTTTGAGCCATCCTGAACAATCGCGACTGACCGCAATCACTCTTATAGTAGGATCTTGTGCGAGACTCCTAATAAGATGATTCGCGATAAATCCGGAAGCTCCTGTTACAAGAACTGTTTTCATACGATTTTTGGGGTAGGAATTGGAATAATAAATTTTCCCCCCTTTTCCCTAAAGTTTTTCTCTCTTTTAAGAATGTCCTCTGCATAGTTCCACACGAGCAGGAGATAGTAATCAGGATTTTGATCAATCTGTTCAACAATCGGTATATGTGATCCAGGGGTAAATTTTCCATACTTATATGGTGTCTTATCGACAATGTAATCAATGAGATCAGGACCAATTCCAAATGCATTTAAGAGCGTGTTGCTTTTAGCAGAAGCTCCGTACCCTGCAATAGTTTTCCCTTGTTTCTTTAAGTCTCTTAAAAGTGTTAAAAGTTTTACTTTTATGTAATTTACACGGGCATAAAAACCTTTATAGATTTCACTATCATGAATTCCAAAAAGCATTTCATTCTTGCGCATCATTTCTACAGACTCATCTACAATGTATTTTGCTTGCTCATGACTTACAAAGACGCGTATTGAGCCACCTTGCGTATCATGTTCTTCAACATAAAATATCTTCATTCCTTGAGACCTCATTAATCGTAAAAGTGGAGTGAGAGAAAAGAAGCTTCTATGTTCGTGATAGATGTTATCGAATTGATTATTAAAAAGCAGATACGGGAAATATTGTGACTCAAAAATAAAGACGCCCTCGTCAGCGAGTAATTGCTTTACCCCGAGTATAAAGTTTTGTAGATCTGTGACATGAGCAAGAACATTATTAGCAATGATGATACCTGCTTTTCCTTCTGATTGAGCAATCTTTATTGATTCTTTTACAGTAAAGAACGCTTCTAGTGTTCGAACCCCATGGGAATTTGCATACGATACAACGTTTCGCGCGGGGTCTATTCCTAAAATCTTGCAGCCTTCATTTTTGAAATGGTGTAGGAGCGTCCCATCATTACTTGCAATCTCTACTGTAAATAATTTTGCCTGTTCTGGGAATTTTGCAATAATATCCTGAGCGTATGACTCAAAATACTTGATAGAAGAAGGAGAACCACCTGTATAGAAACCGTAATCAGACCCGAAAAGGATTGAATCATCAACATCATAATCAAGTTGTACTAATTGGCACTCTGTGCATACGACTGCTTGCAATGGAAAGATCTCTTCAATACTATTTTTATCCTTTAAAAAGCGATCTGCTAAGGGGGAATATCCTAAATCTAAGAATGACAATAACTCACGACTTTGACAGATTCGGCACATGTCTCGTTTCATCGCTCGCCCACCCTTCTGGGTAAATAGAGTTTCCATTTTGTTTCGAACCTATTCATTGAGGCGGTATAACTAGCTTGATCTCCTAGTCCCTCGGCAACATCCATTTTCTGAGCGATCCAGCGGCCATAGTCAGGGTGATTCGCGGTAACCCCTGAGCGATGGTGACAGTAAATGGGAATCACTTTGTTTGTCCAGCCGGCCTTAAATGATGTCAAAGAAATATCTCGGTCGTAGGCATGATGATAGGTATATTCCTGGTCAAATCCACCGACTTGATTTAACATTTCTCTTCTCGCAATAAGACACAACCCATCAAATCCTATGACTTCTTGAGTATTTGTGATTCGTGTTCCATGAGCTTCTGCCTCAAGGAGGTTTGAGAGTGTGTGCCACCTCCCACCGTCAGGGGAAAGACCTTCACACCCGAGAAAGCCACCTAAGCCTAATCTAGAGTCATGTTCGAACTCATATAAAACGCGTCTGTTCCAGCCGTACTCAAGAATGTACAGATCGTTGTGAGGAATGATGATAATGTCACCATTGGAATCTCGATAACATTGATCGATACTTTTAATGACTCCAAGGTTTTCAGTATTATAAATAAGTTTATGGTCTGGGAAGTGAGGAAATACAAAGCGGTGAAGAAATTCTTGTGTGTTATCAGATGAGTTATTATCTATAACAAGAAGTTGAATTTGATCTTTCTCGGTAGTGTTCGCAATCAAACAGCCCCATTGCCCCTTTGTCATTTCTAATTGACCCATACAACACACGGCTATTGTCATTTTCATATTATGAGTAAGAATATTTTTTTGGTACTCCTAATGATTCTGTTAGTTTAAATATTTGTCTTTTTAAGCGTTGAATTGCATCAAAATACTCCGCAGCATCGACAAGAATAGGTTCGCTTCGTAACTCAAATTTACGCGACACTTCATCACACTCTTCTTTTTTAGAAAAGGTGAAATACACAATATTTTCTCTACGTTCAGGTTTGAGGAGTTTGTAGCCTAGTGCTATTAAAGTAGCTGCTATTCCTAGATCACGAGTTATAAATACATCATCCATATACATCCTTCGTTCTGTTGTTTAGCACCCACCTCTAGGAGACCGAGGTTGGGGTGCGATAGTGTTTGTCTCTCCATTAGGAACTTGAGTAAAAGAGCGTTCCGAGCTCCAATTACGCTTTAACTGTACGGATCTGAGACGTTAATCACTTTACCCATGAACGGTTCTGCCTTAACAGCAAGAACGCAATATTCAGAGATATAGAAACGAATCGTGTCCGCAATTTTCGCGAGTTCAGTTCTGCCGACTGGCATCAATTCTGAAATTTCCAATTCTGGTGCTTGGATCAAGTACAAGGAACTTGTGAGGTTGCCTTCAGCACTTGAAGAACCAGCCGTGTTGTACGGATATGGAATCGAAGGATTGATGAAGAAGTCGCCGACCACAGGTAAAATACCTGCTGGTGATTGATAGTTAACCGCATTGACGCCTGCTGTAACGGTTGTACCGTCTGAGACGATATAACGAGCAGTTGGGGCGACAATTTGATTGATCTGTGACTGCATACCGAAGGAAGCGAAGAAATGTGTTGGTTGTCCACCCTGTAAACGAGTGAGCTTAACCAAACGGTCCATTTCTTTTACCGCATTTCCAACAGCTGTAAGAGGAGATCCCATTCTATCAATAACGTTTGTGACGAATTGTTTGTTTAGACCATCAAAACCGGTTGCGCCGGTTGAGTTGGTAACGGTAGAATCACCGTTGAATAAACACCATTCTTCAGCTTGAATGATTTCGCGCAGTTTGGATTCAGCAATCTCGGCCTCGATGTCAGCGAACGAACGTCCACTGGCGATCATTGGACCTGTAATAACAGCCGTAACACCTAAATAGGCGTATGCTGCTGTTTTTTGCAAGTATTGAGGATCAGATTGTGTTGGTAGCGCACCGTCTTTATAGAAAACTTCCAATGGGTTGTTACCGTTTGGTAAACTTCCCAGTGCTTTTCGTTGATTCCATAAATGGGCACGACCTTCTCCTTTTGTGCGTTTGAGCATGTCGCGTAGTGGCGTATTACGATTTGTCAGTTTAACAATTTCAGACTCTAAATCTTGACGAGCAAGTAAAGAGTTAGGAATTGGTCCTGCAAAAGACGTGTCAACGTTCTTAGCGAACAAGTTCAAAACTTGGTTTGGATCTAATTGCATGTAGTATTCACCTCCCTTTCAAATATATTCATTCTGTTTTGCCCTGTGTCGCTAGGTGTGTCGAGCAAAAAATAGTTGTAATGCCTAGCAATAACCGTTAAATCAATTAATTCTTTTCGTACTTCTCTGGAACAATTCCATATGTCTGGAATTTATGAAATTCAGCATGTGTAATTTCTGGATCTTGCTGTAACTTCTTTAAGAATTGAGCACTAGATTCTTCACCTTCATCAGATTTTCGTACTTCCTCATCCGCAAACTTCTTATCTATGACGCGAGCAATTGACTTGCGCTCATTTGGAATATTTGAAACTTGTGTGCGAAGAGATTTAATTTCTTCAGTCATCGACTTCATGATCAAGAGTACTTTTTCATCTGTTGATTTACTCATCGATGAAGATGCACTTGATGAAGAACTGCCGCCAATTCTTGAAGTATCGACTATGCCTGATGTTGAACCAGGTGCACTACCTACTGAACTGCTGGATGAACTTCCGTTGCCATCCACTGGTTGCTTCGAAGCTTTTGCAAGTTTCTTGCCCATGAACCCCTTCATAACTTGAGCGAACGCCTTCATGCATTCGACCATGTCCGGATCATCCATATAATCCATATCATCAGCTTTATTCATTGACTCTGGGTTTGAACTATCTGAAGAAACACTCGATGAGGACGAGCCCATGTGTGATGTATCTTTGATGTCTGAACTTGATCCAGCTGAAGATTGTGAAGATTGTGAACTCACTGAATTAGAGCTCATGCCCTTATCTGTACTTGTTGTCGAACTGTTTGAGCTCGGCATCGTTGTTTCAAGATCACTCATGAGCGCATCAAGGGTACTTGCTGTTGAAGTTGAACTATCACTCCCAGTTGTGGATGAACTTGGTGTCGATGACGGTGTACTTGTAGAACTTGTACTTGTTGATGGCGTGCTCGTAGAGCTTGTTGGACTACTCGAACTAGTTGAAGGAGTGCTTGAGGCTTTTTCAACAGGACGATATCCAGGCTTTGTAGCCTCGAATTGTTTGATAAATGAGCTTACTTCTCCATTTACTTGAGAAGAAGCTAATGCACCTTTTTTCATGGTGTCCTCCTTGAAAGAGAGAAGTTTTTTATTGATAACTTTCTCGTTTGTATATAAAAATTCTTGTTGAGTTTCTTGTGTCAGTGCTTCGGCTAAATGATTCCCTATCTGCTCCCATTCACTTGGTGACTTTCCCGTAAAACCTCGTTGTTTTTCTTGATTAAAAAACCGTTGAAACGCTAAAAGCTTCCCATCATTCACACTGCTCTTTTCAACGTCCTCATCTTTTTTATCAGCCTCTTCTAAGACTCTATCAACTGCTTCTAAGCCCGACTTTTCAATTTCAGCTTCTTGAGCAAACAATGATTTGCTGACCGCATTTGCAAATGTATTAAGATTTGCGGGGTGATCAGTGATACTTACTTCAGTTGGTTCTATATCTTTATAAGTAGGAATAAATTTGCCGAGCTTTTGTATAAATTCCTTAACAATTCCTCCTGGTCGTACAGCTCCCGCTACAGAAAGACCCATTTCAGCACCACTATTGAGCAACTTGAATAAATCTTTCGCCTTACTACTCCAATCGTGGAGCTTTGCTTTAATCCATAAACATGGATTGCCATTTTGATCTTTGATGACATCTGCAAGTACGATCTCACCGAGTTTGTCATCCCAACCTTTTCCATGTTCTGAGCGTAGGGGCTTGCCTACTAAACGTGCTGCCATCTTTGCAATGGCCTCCTCACTCATTCGCTCACCCGTCTCATCTACATCGACCGTTGAAGCCTGTCCCTCAATAAACATGACACCGTTCTGGTTCATGTATGACTTGGTTATTTCAAATGCTGGTGCGTCAAATGTCATGTTCATACGTTCTGGAAAAGACTATATAAAAGAGTTGTCAAGTTTTTTTATTCTGGTAAATCTGAATAGAGATTTATAAAACTGCAACGGCAATTCGGATGGACGGGTAAAATATCTTCTTGCTCGATTGAATAGGGACCTTCGTCGTACACACTTTGACACTCATCACACGCGTTCGGTGCAAGTGAAAGGTTCATTCTTTCAAACCCTAAAGATTTATATTCTTGTCGAATACCTTCATTGATAGCCCACTGACTTTCGGTACGTGCGATATTTTCAGCTCTCCATAAAGGAATGTCTGGGTTTGTAGGGTCAACAGCTAAGAAGTTTTGAATACGTTCTCCGATTTCAGCATATGTCGTCCCCTTCATCGTCTCTTCTTGAATTATTTTCTGTATCCCCTCACTAATAGTTTTGCCCATCGATTCTTGGAGATAATCATGTCTATTTGAATACACCACAGGGTCAGGCTTCAAAGTGGGGAATATTTTTGTAACACCGTGAGATCTCGCATCTTGAGTGATTGATTGAGCGGCTGATTTAATTCCAAACTCTACAGCCGATCTATACAGTAACGGCTCAAAAAGAAATGCGCTAAATGAGGGCCTCTTAAAGGGTGGTAAAACGGTTAAGGGATAGCGTGTTTGTGCTTGATAGATAGAATCCCCATCACTGACATAATCCCCTTCCTCATCGAACTCAAGAGCTTTAGTGAGAACGTTTTTCCCTGAAAGGTGTACGGCATTCTTGAAGAATTTAGTAATTCCGAGTTGAAGTGTTTCCGCAAATTTCTTTTCGTATTCATTCAGATCAAAGGAGATGACACTTCCTGTTTCAGATTTTTTTTTTAAAGCTTTGTTAATGACAACATCTGACACTGAGGATTTTGAGAATTCACCGAAGTGCGCTTGAACAGCCTGCTCAAACATTTTCTTTAAGCGAGGATGAATATTTTCTAAGGTCTTAATGAGCGAGCCACAGGTTTTTTTCCAATCCTGCACATTTCCGTAGAATTGATAATCAACTCCATACGCATGACCGTCATTGGAGATAATGTAGTGTCCAGGTTTTCTATCCCCTAGAAGGAGCTTGCGTTCAGCAAGCCACATACGAGCGAGATCATTAATTGCAGGGTTATACGCGTCAGGGTTCATCTTCATATCTCGGCATAACGAATCATCACAGAAAGATCTGCCGGTTAAAAATCCTGTTACTATATATTTCTCACTCTTACGAGTTTTTCCCCACCGATCAATCCATGTTTGTGAGAAGTACGGTGACTCAACACGAAGCCATTTTGTGAACTCTGGATAGACCTCGATAGGAATAAGCTTGAGTACCTCGTCATAGCTCATGATTTTTACTTCTGGGGTTTTAACGTTATAAAGTCTTAAAAGAGTTGCAACCTCCTCCTCTGGAAGCTCTTGCCCCCTGCGATCATCAAGGAATGTTGACTTAATAAGCAATCCACGAGACCTACCGTAATCAGTTATGAATAACGGTTGATTCACCCCTCGATCATCCATAAATGCGATAGCTGTAGGATTCCCGCTGAGGTTACAGATTTCACCCTCTTGTGTCATTTTGAGAGATTTTTCTAAGTCTTTTGATTCAATGACATCAGTACTTAAAGGAATCGGTTGTGCTGTACTTTGTAGTAGTGGTTTAGTTCCCCCAAGAATTGGATCAAGGCCCAAGCGTTCTCTAACATGATTTGTTTCATACACTGCTTCATCGAGATAGATTTTATCTACTTGAGCTTGTATGAGAGGATCGACCATCATTGAATCAATCCACTCAAACTTTAAATTTGGTTCGTCTAATCTCCACCCATCGTCCCCAATGATTTCTGTGTTGATGTATTCAGCAATGATATTCTTTAATGAATTAATGGCTTTATTTTTAGAGAGTTGTTGTTGAATCTGCCCTTCAACTTTATATTGATCGAGACTAAACCCGATATCCTGAGGGGACATTCTATAAAGTGCTACCTTCCAACGCATTTGCCACTCAACGTATTTTGCCCACGCCATTTCTTCAGGCTTTTCAAACATCTTTGTTACTTTAATATCTTCGGATGACGTAATAACAGGCTGATGAAATCCTTGCAATCCTTGCATATCTGAAGCGAGGAATGAACGAAATGAATCAATCTGAGCGGGAGAGGCATTTTTCCCCAAAGAGATAATTGTTCCGGGGATAGTATTTGTTTGAAAAAATCCGAGGTTGTAGGCTTCTGCATATAAGAACGCTGTGCCTACAGCTAGGCCAGCTTCTACAGGTGAAAGTCCAAAACCATAGTTTTGAATTGAACCTTGAGGGTTCCACATCATGTAGACCATATCTGTGTTTTCAAACTGAGCGGAGGCCTTCATGTTCGTTTGTTTACCAGGCATATATTGTTTATATGCAGGTGAACCCATGCGCCCTTTTTCATCAAAGATGGGCTTTATAGTCGCTCCGTCTACTTGCCAGATTTCTACAATTCTCCCTGCTTGATCTCTGACTTTTTCCCACACACCTGCATCTATAACAAGAATATCTTCAACAGTCTTTTGGATGAGTGTTCTCCAGTTTTCATTATTTTTATTTGGCTTTTTAAGTAATCGAACAAGGTACTTTTGTAAGCCTTCCGCGATAGGCTTTTTTGGATTAATAGGGACGATGTCCCAAGGAATGGAAGTTATTTCGTCTCTGAGAGTTTCAATACAGGTTCGATCTACCCAGTTGTTGATAGACATCCTGCGTAATGTCTCCATGGTAATGTTGCTTGCTTTCCTTAATCCATACTGGCTATTCATCGACAAATACGCCTGTGCCATTGGATTAGCTGCAAGTGATTCACGAGTATCAGCTTTCTCAAATGACTGTGGAACAAGTGTTTCTGGGAGTGAAGGTTGGGCTGAGGGAATTCGAGAATACCCAAACTGCAACAAGAGAGTGTCAACGAGCTTCATATGGGGCTAGTCTATCTTTCTCTTGTCAAGTTTTTTTTTATGAAGGGTTCTACTTTTTTCTTCACGCGTTGCATGATCGTGTATACTTGTGATTGAGTAATTCCTAAAACAAATGCAATTTCTCGGGTCGTCATTCCTTCTGCTTTCAAAACAACCGCAGCCCGCTCATTTCCAGGTTCGATACGTTCATAAATTTCATCATGAAAGGTTTGTGATATAGGGGCATACGGGGTTCTATTATCTTCAAGTTCCTCAATAGGATCGTTTCCTTCAGCTTCCGCTTGTTCAGCTAGATCCTCGAGTGAGACGACAAAGGGCAAATAGATTAATCGTCTAAAGTTCATAGAGCTCCTATTTTTTTATTAATCCTGAATAGAAGGGCAAGATCTGAAATAAATTTGTTCCAAAAGAAAGGAAGGTTTTCTTCTTGAAATGGTTCTGGGTACCGTAGTGAAGTGATATATCCCTTCATAAATTCATGTTCACCGAAGAGAAAGTTTGCAAAACCCGCTATGTCAGAATTACGCTCTCTATCCTTATCGGATTGAGAGAGAATGTTACCCTTACTATCAATCCCTTTTATCCAACCACATTCAATAGGAAGTGGCTTTTCAATCCAGAGTTTTTTATCTAAGAACGCAATGACTGCGAGGTGAGCTGCCCTCTGTCTGCCTTCTTTATTTTTGGTGGCCACACGTAATTGGTCCGCTAGAGCATCAGCTTTGAGATGTGCAGCATTTCGTTGTTGTTCGATGAGAAACTTTTGAAGTTTGGGTTTTATAAGAGCAGCGGTATTGAGCTCTTTTTGTTCTGAGGGTTTGAGTTTTTCAAACTCTTTGGTTCCTTTTCGTGGTACTGACACAGCGATGACTCCTTGTGATATTTTTTATCAATACTGAAGAGGTCGAGCGAGGAATCATTTCTCTTTCCATAGGCCGATAGTACTTTGTATACGGATGTTTGTCTACAAGCGAGAAGAAGTTATAATGACGATTGATCAGCTTATTTCTACTGTCCAAACAATCTTGATTGATTTTGCTGACGTATTAATAATAAATCAGCTTCTAGTTCTAATTTTTTCCGCTCATCATCTGAATAGACCGCTTGTGTATTTTGTATTTCTTTCGGTGCTGTGTTTGTAATAAAAAGTGGTATGAAGGTAAAAGAGTTTTCTATAGACACCATGACATAGCGAAGTGCAGCGAGTAAGTCAAAGTGTCCGTGTGGGTCCCCAGCGTCATCGATCTCTGATTTAGAAAGTCCCGAGGTATTCTTTTTATACACTTGTAACTCAAACTCTGAAACAAGATCCTGGTTCTCAGGTCTATTTAAAACAAACAAAGACGGTGCGGTCTCAATCTTTTTACCATTTGGAAGGTACACGGTATGTCCCTCGCGGGGGGTTAGTTTCCCTGCAATTTTCCCAACACCGAGCTGAACCCAAGATTGATTGTTTGTAGATGTTTCCCTATTTGCCTTTTGAACGGGACACCCTAGGGCGGTAAGCTCACTCATCCATTGAGCCCCTGAAGGATCGCCGAAGCCTTCTACAGCTCCCATTGTTGTAAGTCCTTCATCTTGTGAGATAACTGATTCGGCGTGATCTTTAAGCAGGTTCTTTCGTTGTTTATAGCAACGCTCAACAAAAAGGTTTTGATCAAGGTCCTCACACAAACGAACTGATGCTGTAGCGTCTGTGCTCCCGAAGTCCCAGCCTCTTACCCGTCTCCATTCTTTAGGTAGTTCCATATCGGGGATAAGATTAATTTCTCTTGAAAATGTGGGAAACACTGACCCTGCACGTTTACGAAACAGACCGAGGTACTCTTGTTCAAACCAGTCAAGCATACCCATAGACTCATACTTCGCTCGTTCTTGATTGATATTCTCAACAAATGAAGCGCGCTCTGGTGAACCCTCGGGCCACGTCATATTATCGTATGATGTGAAACGAAATGATTCGTATAAGGGATTCGGAATAATCTCTTTGCCACCCTTTTCTATTTGATTAGAGTGGTCCCCTAATAAACACAGATCATGAAAGTTATCAAACCCGTTCGCAGTTCCGATATAGAGGACAGAGTGGTGCGGGGAATCAACAAGGGTGGGTGAAAGCACGTTAAAAGCTTCAGGCTTAATTTTTTGCGTCTCATCGAAGATTAACTTATCTAAGCCATTGCCACGCAAACTATCGGGGTTGTCAGCTCCTTTAAGAAACAGTGATGAGTTCGTTGATAAACATTGGAGTGAGAGCTTATTATCATTTTTTTTAAATAAACCTTGCTGCACATAGGGAAGGTAGTATTTCGTAATATCGGGATCAATCCAGTACACACTTTCAGCTTGTTTGTATTCAGGGAGCACAATCCACACCATTTGATTTTTTAACTGTGTGATATGGAGAATTGCTTCATTAATCGCAATAACTGTTTTCCCAAAGCGTCTACCAGCGTCAACTACTCTATATTTCGCTGTGCTCTTGTGAATCTTGAGCTGATTGCTGTGGGGATGGTAAGGATGTTGAATCGTCATAGTCCTCTGGTTGCTTAATAATTCCATGAAGAGCAGGGTCAAAAGAGATGACGAGAGATTTCCCATCAGCTCCGGTGATTTCTGTACGTGGAGCAAACTCATCTTTTTCTCTACGCTCAAGCCACTCTTTACTTGCTTTCCAATCACCCTTATTGAGTTCTTGTATCCAGCGACTGCGAGCGATGATATTAGGGTAGTCTTTCCAGGAGTCCACTTTTTGTCGAAGCTCATCATCTGCATCAATCCATGTTTGGATAGTAGATCGTGCAATACGCTCTTCAGTTAGCCGATTTCCTTTTATCTGGTCTTTGCGAAGATTTTCATTGAACTGATTCACCGCTCTATGCAGATTCAGGCCGATCTTAAAATATGCCTCAAGTTTCGTCAAAGTAAGGTCTTTATTGAGAGCAACAGTACTTCGTTTTTCTTCAGTTATTTGGAGTTGTTGAATTGCAACGGTTTCAATCATTCAGCCTCCTTTCTGATGTAATTCTCATACCTCTTTCTAATAACGTCACAATATTTAGGGTCAAGCTCCATCATATAACACGTTCTGTTTGTTTTTTCGCAAGCAATAAGGGTAGAACCAGAGCCACCGAAAAAATCTAATATTATCTCATCTTCTCTACTGGTTGTCTTAATTGCTCTTGTACATACTTCAATGGGTTTAGGTGTTGCATGGTCGATATTCTGAACATCACGATTAAATCGCCATACATTATTCATGTTATCATGGGTGTTATTAAAATATGCTCTGGTAGCATAGTAGTCCTTCTTGATTTCCTCGTAGTCCTTCTTGATTTCCTCGTAGTCCTTCTTGATTTCCTTGTAGTCCTTCTTGAATGCCTCGTTATTAGCTGCCTCTTGCAGTTTCTTATAGCAGTACTCAGGAATAAGTGTCCACTGGCTTTTAGATGTCCAATGATCTCTCAAGAGATCACTGTGTCCGACTATCTTTTTCATGGTGGGAATATCCCACCCCATTTTCTTCCGTTCTCCTAAGAGATATAATCTAATTGGTTCCCATGCCTCGTAATAATTGTCTGCGTTAGTGTTAAATCCTTGAACTCCAGTCATTACAAACAACAGCTTTTCGTCAGCTATTGCGTACATCCGAAATTCTTCCGAATTTTGCCCCTGTCCGCTTCCCTTGTCCCAAGTAATTAAATTTCTAAATGTAACTTTGTTTTCTTTGATGTATGGTTTGATAATAAATGCGTATATATCCATCAGCGGCTCGTCAGTTCCCCAACAATACCAACTACCATTATCTTTTAGGTGTGTAAATGTGAGTGGTATCCATTGTTTGTTAAACTCAAGCAAATCGTCATAGTTTAAATTGTCATTAAGTACGCCCTCATTCTCTTTCTTCATCCCAT